AATAAAATGCGTCGCATCGCCCGGGTCGCCCGGCTGGAAGCCTTCGTAGAACGCTTCCGTTCCAGGCTGCGGAATCACGACGGTGACGATGCGCCCATGGTCGCCGGTCTTGAATATTTTTCCGGCGTCAATCATCGCAATGTCCCAAGTACCAGCAGACCGACCTTCCCGGAAACGTAGGTCATGTTGTAGTGATTGAAATAGACGCTATAGGTATGCGTTCCGGCGCTAGGGAAATCGGTGAGGTAGATCGGGACCAGGGGTGACGGCGTGGAAACCATCCCGCTGATGCTGCCCGTCCCGTTCAGGCCGGCATTGTTTCCGTCCCGGGTGATATAGACCGGCATGCATGAATACGGCGGGCCGCCGACCAGCGGGTCATAAATGAGTGCCGTGTCGGTCAAGAACAAGTGCACGGCGGTCGGCGCCACCGTGAAATTGACCGTGACGGTAAAGGCCAGGTAATAGTTGTTTGCCGGCTGCGGGAACGAGGACGATTCCGCATAGGCGCTGATCGTGATCGAATTGCCTGCCACCTTGAGCGTATCGATGGCGGCATTGACGATTTTGGCATTGGTAATCTGCGCATCGGCAATCTTTGCCGTCGTGATGTTGGCATCGGCGATCTTGGCAGCAGTAATGGCCGCATTGGCGATGTTCGCCGTACCAATGGTCGCCGTGTCGATCTTGGCGCCCGTGATCTGCGCATCGGCAATCTTGGCGGTCAGGATCGAGGCGTCGGCGATCTTCGCCGAGGTAATCGCCGCATCGTTGATCTTGGCCGTAACGATGGCCGCATCGGCAATCTTGGCGCTGTCGATGGCGGCCACCCGGATCATTGCATTGCTGATTGTCGCCGCCGCGATGAAGGCATCCTTGATGTAGGTACCGGCCGGCACCGTCACCCCGTTGATGACGGTCGGCGCCGTGATCGTGAAGAACGGGTTGTCGCTGCCATTGCTGTGCAGCGCCGCGAACACCGCCGCCGGATCGACGGCGCCGGTACTGCCCGGCGTACCGGAGACATCGGAGAACGGCCCCTTGACACCCGAGGTAGAAACAAAGCGCACCCAGTAATAGCGCGTCGCATCGTCGCCCACCGTATGCGCGAACATCATCCCAGCCGACTGGCCGACGATCAGCGCATCGGTAAAGCTGGCCGTGCCGGAAGCCCAGACTTCGGTATAGGCATGGTTCCCGTAAGCGCTGTTCGGGTCGTCCCACTGCAGGATGATGTTCGACACCGCACCTGTCGCCGTCAGGTTGGACGGGATCGGCGGAACAAAGGATGAGGCCGGAACCACCGGTCCAATCGTGCCGTCGCTGTTCTGCTTCAATACCCCGGCATCGATCAGATCCTGCTTCGTCGCTAGGCCGGTCATGCCCTGCCCGGCAGCCGCCTCGAGCCATGCCTTGACCGAGGACATGAAATTGGAGAGCGACTGGTCATCGGTCAGCGGCACGGCTGGGATATTGGGCAGGCCGCTGCCGCTGTCGGCGATGCTCCGGCCGGTGGCCAGTTCGAGGGCGCGTAGCGGATCAGACACCGCGAAGCTCCAGCGTCGATCCCAGCGCCGCCATCATCCAATGGTCGGTACCGGAAATCTCGATCTCGTAGTTGCGCGCCTTGAACCCTGCAGCGAGCTTGAACGGCGCGGCCGAGGTCACCGCCTTGGTCTGTTTCAGCACGCCGTCGGCGTAGAGCTTGAAGGTCAGGCCGGCGTAGCTGAGTGCCCGGATCTTGGCGAAGGAATAGCGCGACGGCGTGCCGGAGAAGCGCTTCGACTTCCAGGTAGCAGTCTTTACCGCGCCGGAGTCCCAGCGCTGGATGTAGTCGCCGACGGCGATGTATAGCTGGTCTAGGACTGGATCGACGAAGGCAGCGCTCGCCGTAATGTCGTGGAAGACGATTCCGGTCGCACCGAGATCCGGATCGAAGACGAAACCGCCGGCCGGCAGGAATCCGTAATAGCGGTTGTCATGCTTGACCGCGAAGATGCCGGATGGCCCGAGCGCCTGCCATGCCTTCCGGTCGTATCCGCCCTTGGTCACCAGGCTGACGCCCGATGAACTGACCATGGCCAGACCGTCCGGTGCGGCATAGATCACGCCCCCCGTGAAGGCGACGACAGAACGTGCCGAGACGCAGGCATGCTCCTCGTCGAGCTTCGTCATGCTGGCCGATTCCGGATCGCCGCTGTTGATGAAGTATGGATAGCCGTCGGTCAGGACAATGACGCCCTGCCCCATCGGCGCCACGGCCACGATGTTGTAGTCGCAGGTCAGGCGGTATTTCATCGGCCAGGCGTAGGGTGCGCCGACCACCGAGAAGCACACATCCTTCCCGGAGAAGCCGCAGGCCGCGCCGGAAGGCAGCATTACCAGGCCGGCCAGGTCGTCGGGCGGCTCGTCCCAATCGAGCGACGGAAGCGGCTCGCCGATGGCGGCCACGTCGGTGTCGTCCGTCACCGGGTCGCTGTTGTAGATCTCTTTGACCAAGTAGTAGTTTGCCCCGCTCGAGGCATTGACCGAGCGATAGATGCGGCGGCAGGCGCCCGCGCTGGCGAAGTCGTAAGCGCCAGACGGGAATGCCGAGAAGCCGGATACCTGCAGGAGGTGCGTCGCGTCACGGTCGCCGGTGGTCGCCGGCGACGGGGCCGACTCCTCGCCCCAGGCTGTCACGTTGGTATAAACGTAGGCGCAGACCTCGGCCGTCGTCGGGCCGGTACCGGCAACCTGCGTCAAGGTCGGCGCCGCCGTCGGGGCTGGCACGCCCAGGCGCAAGTGGCCCATCGGATAGGCCGTACCTCCAGTCGTCGCCAGGTCGAACTTGGTTTTTTTGGGATAGTCGCCATCGCCTGTCCAGTAGGTCCGCTCTTCGGTGTCTCCGGCGATCGGCCCCTTGCAGACATTGACCGGCGTCGGGAAGGCGAACCAGTATTGCGCCTCTCCGGCATTGCGACCGAAGCGGTAAATCCCCTTCTTGAGCATGCCGGACCGCGTCGCCACGGTCGACGGTGCATGCAGCGGCGCTACGCCGCCGTTGTGCAGCAATACGTTGAGCGCCGTCTGCGCGGCATTGTCCGGCAGCAGCTCGGGAATGAGCCGCGGCGCCACACCGGACATGCCGGATAGGAGCAGCATCAGGCGGCCTCCTTCCAGCCGACCCATTCGCCGGCGTTTTCCTCGCTCTTCGGATCGACCTGGACCGGCATGTGGAAGGTGATGCCGCGCTCGGGATGGGTGACCCACAGCGCCTGGCGCGGCGGCTCGAACGGGTAGTTGTTCGCGAACGCATATTCGGAGTAGCCCGGCAGCGAGCCATTCACGATGAAGCGCTGCGTCTGCATCAACTGGTGCCAATGCCCCATCACGATGGTGTCGTAGCCCATGCCGATCTGCATGTTGCGGCTGCGCTTGCGATGGTCGCCGCGCACGATGGGGCCCAGCGCGCCGATCAGGGCGTCGCCGCCGCGGAACTGGTCGCCGTGGGTCAGCAGGTAGCGATGGCCATAGACCGAATAGAGCGCATCCGGGCCGTCCGGGATCATGAATCGGATGCGCGAATCGCCCTCGAAGTGCTTGGCCAGGAACTGATAGAGCAGCCAGTCGAACGAGGTGAAGTTGCGGCCCTTGGCGCGGATCTTCTTCGTGTCACGGCCATGGTTGCCGCTCACCGCCGGGATGAATAGCCGGCCGAAGCGATCGACCAGCGTCTGCACGACCCAGACCAGTACGCCGTAAAGGTCGATGACCATCTTCATGATCTCGCCCTCGTTGGTCGCGGTCAGCTCCTCATGGATGTCGCCGCTCACCATGTCGCCGCCCAGCGCCAGGACGAAGCCCGGGTAGTTCGGATTGACCATGTGATTGTCGAGCAGGTCGATGGTCGCCTCGATCAGGCGATGCACGCGGGCATGGGCGACGGTCAGGTTGTACTCGTTGATCCCATTCACCTGACCAGGATCGACCACCTCGCCCCAGTGCCAATCCGAACAGAGCAGCGTCGGCACGCCGGGCGAACCTTGCGACCGGCCGCTGCCGACGATCCAGCCCGGAATGCGCGGCTTCTCACTGGACAGGCCGAGGATCTTCTCCTTGATGTAGCGCTCGGAAAGGGTCTCGCGCTTGTAGGATGACAGGTGCGCCTCGAGCGTGCGGATCCGGTCGCGCAGCTCATGCTCGACGCTGACCAGCGGCTCCTTCTCGGGAGCCCCCGCGCCGATGTTGCGCCGCTCGGCCATCTCCATCCGGCTCTGCAAGGTCTGGCGGGCCATGCCGAGGGAGCGGGCGGCTTCCTTGACGTTGCCACCGAACGCATTGACGGTATCAACGCACTTCTTCAGTTCTTCACTGCTGATGGGCTTGGTGCTCACTGGTTCCTCCGCAAAGTTTCCGGTCTTCGATCACGATCGCTTGGCATGCCGTCAATTGCTCGACGATGGCGTTTGCTCGGCTGGCTTCGCCGAGAAGAAATTCAGCAGCCGCAGGCGAAAGTTCGCCTCCCGCTTCACCATCACGTTCGCCGGCGCCGGGGCCAGCCTGGGCGGCGTCGCTTCGAACGGGACAGCGGGTGGTGGCACCTGGGTCGCGCAGCTTGCGAGCGCCAGCACGAACAGCAGCAATGTCGCGCGCATGAAGGTCTTGTTCATCGATCAATTTCCTTTCGTAGGCGGCTGATTTTTCTTGAAGAGCCAGGGCGTGCGCCGCTTCCTCATGGCGAGCCCCTTCCTCGAGTTCTCGGATACGACCGTTGGCCGTGCGCAACTCGGCGTTCTCCCGGCCCTGCCATGCCGAACGCTCGACCGTGGCGCCGTCCTCGCGCTGCCAAGATCCGACGGCGACGAGGCTCGCCAGCCAGAGCAGCAGGACGCCAAGCAACAGCCAGGGATTGAATGTTGAACCGAAGGCATTGACCGGATTCATGGGCGCTCCCCGGTCAGGCAGAGGTGCGCCATGGCCTGGCGTCGGGTCCAGACGCCACCGCAGAACTTCCGGTTCTCGGGCGCCCGGCAGTCGCGCCCCTGCACCTTGTAGAAGTCGAGGATCGTCAGGCAGGCAGCCTCGTATCGCTCGCTCTTCACCTTTCCAGGGATCGACGACCGGCACACGGCGCCATCCCCGACGTTGTAGGCCAGGTCGACAATCGCGTCGTATTCGTACTGGGTCAGCTTGGCGTCGCCGAAGCAGCGCTTCAAGGCCGTTTCCTTGATCGAGATGTCGCGCACCGCAAGGGCGATGGCCTGCGGCGGATTGATCGTGTCGCCCATCTTCACCGGCTGGCCGTCGGCGCGGGTCGTCGAACCCAGGCCATAGGTCGGAACATCACCCGGCACGGGCCGCACCGCCTTGTCGGTGTAGCCCTCCTGCAGGGCGATGCCGGCGAACCCGGCGGCCGACAGGGCAAGGACGGCGATGATCTGGCGCGGGCTATTCATCATCCACCTCGGCGCCATCGGCCCGGGCCTTCGCCTTGGCCAGCTTGAGATGCTCGTTCTTGAAGTGCCAGTTGGTGATCGTATTCACCACGAAGGCGAGGAGCGCGATCACCAAACTGCCGACAGCGGCTACCTCGTTGGCCGTCATCCCAAACATGAAGGCCGAACCGGATGCGAGATAGGTGACCTTGGCTGATACAGCTTCGACCGCCGGTTGCTTGTAGTCCATGCTTACCTCAATCCGAACACCGGCCGCGTGCGAGTAGGCGCGGCGGTGAATCCCTGATCGGCAGCCGATGCGGCATCGATGATCGCCGCGTCGAACAGCCCCTTGTAGTAGGCAGCCATGGCCGTATCGGTCCATGGCTTCTTCGGAATCGCCAACAGCACCTCAAGGGCGCCATAGCTGATTTCTTCGCCGTAGCGCTTCGCGATCCAGTCATCGAGCGTCGTGGCATCGCTCGCCGGCTCGACGGCTACCGTCGCCGCCACCGAATACACGGCGTCCGGCGCATAGATCAGTTGCAGAACAGCGCCGCCCTGCTTCGAACAGAACCACTTCGGCCGGCCCTGCTCGGCCTCGGCATCGGCCGGAATCTCGTCCGGGCGCAGCGGGTCGAGCAACGGAATCTCGTTGTCCAGGGAAACGAGCAGAACCTCGACCAGCGCCATCCCGGCCGGATCGGCCAGGTTGTACGCGGCCTGGCCGGCGACTGTCGGAAATGCATCAAGGCGGCGACGGTCGATGCGGCTTTTCCGGCAGAACCGGATGGCCGCCTTCCGGATTTCCTGGCGCGCCAGCTCGACAGTCAGCCGCGGCGCATTCGGCATCACGTTGTCGAGCAGGGTATCGAGCGATGCCATGGTCAGACCCCCAGCAGCGTGTCGTGAAACGACTTGATGTAGGCCGGCACCCGACCGCTATCGACGTGATCCGCATCGACGGCGGAAGCCCGACCGATGACGAAATCAGCGACTGCGCGCTTGTAGTCGTCCGACAATGGGAAGTCCTCGCCAATCGCCTTGTTGGCGATCGGCGTGGCGTAGTTCCCAAGGCGAAGGTCAGGGCGGATCTGGTAGGCCTCCCGGATACCCGCGTTGGCGTGCTCCAGAAGATCGGGATCCGTGTAGGCCACCTTGTCGGCGTCATTCAGATCCTTGCGGGCCAGATCGACGACCTGCTGCATCGTGGTCACTGGGCCTGCTCCCCTTCAACCGGCGGCTTGTCCTTGCTGTGCAGCAACTCGACCACCTGATCGCGCAGATCGTCCAGCGACTTGCGCTTGTCCAGCTTGACGCCGAACTTTTCCTGCGCAAAATCGACGAGGCCAGCTTTGTCCAGGGCAAGGATCGAATCGACCGGATCGATGACTTCGCTGGCGCCGTTGTTGGCTTCCTGACCGCCCTCGCCTTCCGGCTTGGAATCGCCAGCACCGACATCCTTGGCGTTGGCCACGCCGGCCTGCTCCCCTTCAACCGGCGGGGCCACAACGGGAGCTTCCTCGCTGGTCTCCTGAGCAATGCCGACCGGAACGATGCGCAACTCGGCGCGCCCCTCGAGCAGCGCCTGCACCTCTTCGGCCGTCGCGCGGTATTCCAGAACAGCCGAGCCATCCGGCGCCACGGTGTAGGTATCGACGAAATCGGGGTCATAGACCCAAACGTCGGGATACATGAGCAGCTTCTCGGCAGCCTCGTGATCGACGGCGAGGGTCTCGTCCTGCTTCCAATGCAGGCCGGTGCCGGCCACGTTGTCGTGTTTCTCGGGGTTGTGGCCGACGTATTTGACGGGGATCTTGAGGCGCGGGATGGCGCCCGGGGCGACGACAAGCACATCGTCCTCCATCAGATCGGTGATCTTGTGCATGAAGCCGTCCCGGTCACGGCTCAGATAGTCTTCGGGCTTGGACATGGCGTTTCTCCAATGCGAATAGCGGCGCCCCGGCCGAAGCCGGGACGCCACAAGGGGGTTGGTTAAACGCCGCGATTCACGCCACGCACGGTCACATCCAGGCGAGCCGCGCTGGCATCGTGGGCCGTGCCGCCGGTCACCAGGACCAGGTAGGCATCCTTCGGCAGGATGACGGGGGTCACCACCTCGTTGTTGCCGCGCAGTACCGCCTGGGCAGACAGTGCGTTGGACTTGAGGAAGTAGTCGGCATCCTGCGGAACGGCCGCCGAATCGACGCCATCGACGTACTGGAAGCCGATGGTGCCGGTCACGGCCGCCGAGAAGGCATCGGAAATGCCGATGGTGCAGTCGTGCGGGAACAGCTCCCAGCCGGCCGGAAGGTAGCCGAGGATGACGGTATCGCCGGTGCCCAGGTCGACGCCATTGATCTTGCCGGACGCATCAACCGACAGCTGATAGCGTTCCATGAAGGCGTTGCCGAGGGCGCCGATATGGCGCGGGGTTTGCAGGTCGAGGCCTGCGACTTTGATGGTGGGCATTTCAGTTCCTTTATCGAGGATCGTCAGAGGAAACGGGGGCCGAAGCCCCCGCTATTCATCAGAGAGCCGTGGTCTTCGGGTCCGGCGCGTAGGAGTCCAGCACCATGACGCCGTGGTCGGTCTGCACACCGTCGATGGTGAAGCGGACCTTGGCCTTGCCGCCGATGCCGGAGACCGAGCACTCGACGCTGTTGTTGTGGTCTTCGGCCACCAGACGTTCGAAGTAGCTGTAGTGGTAGCCGGACTCGCCGTCGATACCGTAGGCATCGACCAGCGCCTGGGCGCCGAGCAGGATGGAGCGGTCGATACCGACGTTGGCCGCCGTCGCGGTGTTCTCGGTCACGCCATCGCTGTAATACTTCACGATGTCGCCGGCGTTGAAGCGGACAGCACGGCTCATCTTCTTGATGAGGATGTTGTTCCACATGCCCGGCTCGCCGGAGAACAGCGGGTGCTTCTTGTCGAAGCTGGAAGCGCGGTTCCAGGCGTTCTGCAGGAATGTGCGCCAGGTCTTGTCCGAGGTGCGCGACTGCAGGTAGTGCCACTGACGGCTGGTCACCATCAGGAGGTACATCGGCTCGTCGTCGGACATGACGTCGCCCGGCAACTTGATCGGCTGCAGCGGGAAATCCATGTCGTCGATCACGGCCTTGATGCGGTCGATGTCGGACAGGTTCAGGTAGCTGGTGTTGTCCAGCGCGCCCGGGTTGCTGGCACCGCCCGCGAAGAAGTGGCGGTTGAAGCTGGGGGTCTGCGGGGCGTTGACCATGATCTCGGCGAAGTCCGGATCGGAGTCGAGCGGGACAACCCAGTCCTTGGTCACCTGGCTACCGCGAGCGCCGGCCAGTTGAACCAGGGAGACCTGATCCTCGAGGCGAGAGGCCCAGCCGGCGAGGTTGGCGGTCGCCACCGAACGCAGGTTGTGCTTCGTGCGCTTCTGGGTCATGCGGCCGCCGGCATCGACGCCGCCGCGGTATTGGTTGATCTTCACGTCCATGGACGCGAAGGTCAGCGGCATCAGTTTGCCGGA